CAGAACCAGTTGGAGTAACTGCGGTGGCGGTTACGGACTGATTCAATGGACATCTGCCAACCGTTATTATGGATTGGGTGATTTTGCTAAGAAGTTTGGTGGTTCTCCATCATCTCTTCACACGCAACTTCGTTATCTTACGAATGAGGTTCAATGGAAACAGATTGAAGATCGAATGAAGACTCCTGGTAAGTCTATCAATCGTTACATGGACTATGCGTATAGTTGGATTGGTTGGGGGCATCATGGTGCTCGCACTTCGTATGCTCATGATTATGCTAACCGACTGATCACGGTAGAAGTTTGATACATAAGGGGAGTGCTGCAGAACTCCCCTTTCTTATGTTCAAATTTAATTTCGGTAATAAAAGGTCAAAAAAACAACTTATAATTGTAGGTATTGTATTATCAACTCTTATTGCAGCACTCTCACAATGCACTAAGATATCAGAAAATACACTTTGGGATTTGTTGGATCAAATTCAGAGAGAATTTTTCCCACAAACGATCATTAATGATTTGATAATTAATGATCCAGATAAAATAAATCGTAGAGTTGAAAGAGATGTTGATAGGGCAATTCGTGATGTAACACCAGAATACGATAGGATTATTAAGGAAGCAGACAAAAAGTATCAACCAAGATACATAGAAGAAAAAAATGATGAGACTTTATGCTATACTGACGAATGTAAGGCACTCGCACCACCAATGAGAATTTGTGCTCCTTGGATTGAAGATTGTAACTAACTTTACTATATAAACATATCTTATTTTTTGGAGATTATTATGTCCGTATCAGAAGAACTACTGAATGCTGTTGAAGCGTGGAAAGTAGAAGATGAAAAATTTGCTGCTGGTAATAGTGCAGCAGGAACCCGTGCTCGTAAAGCACTTCAAGAGATTTCTAAACTTGTCAAGGCACGTAGAACCGAGATCACTGAAGAGAAGAACGCTCGCAAGGAAGCAAAGGCTTGACCTAAAGCACAAGAGACCTTATAATATCAGAGTTGAGAGATCAACTGCGACACTCCCCTTCGGTAGGTTCAGGAGTGGCGGCGATAGGAACCTACTTTATGTCTTGGTAGCTCAGATGGATAGAGCCACTCACTTCTAATGAGTTGGTCGGGGGTTCGAGTCCCTCCCAAGACGCTTGGAGATTTATTCTCCAAACCATTCCCTTATAGCTCAATTGGCAGAGCACGGAGCTGTTAACTCTGGGGTTCCTGGTTCGAGTCCAGGTGGGGGAGTTGGAAGTGATCCTGCGATAACCTCAAGAGCACTCCTTCCAACTAAAACCTAGAATATTTCTAGGTCAGGGGGATGGCCTCCCCTGTTTCGCCCTTGTAGCTCAGCTGGTAGAGCGCAGCTTTTGTAAAGCTGATGTCGCAAGTTCAAGTCTTGTCGGGGGCTTGACGAAACTTAATTTTCGTCTTATACTTCTTAAGTCCGTGTGAAGGAAGTGCGTTGGGAGAGCAATCTCCCACACTTGCGGAAGTAACTCAACGGTAGAGTCCCTGCCTTCCAAGCAGGTTGTTGCGAGTTCGAATCTCGTCTTCCGCTTGCTCCATAATTCCTGGGGCGTCTAAATAAACCTTGTAGTTGTAATTCTTAACAAACTATATGAAACTCAAACAACTGATGCTTGCACCTGTTGCTCTGGGAATGGTTGCTCCTGTTGCTGCGAATGCTGCAGATCTCAATATGGTAGCAGTCAACCAATACTCTTCTGAGCAGGTCACTAGCGTCACTCAATTCTCTGATGTTCGTCCTACCGATTGGGCATATCAGGCACTCAGCAACCTCGTAGAGCGTTATGGATGCGTTGCTGGTTATCCTAATGGAACCTTTGGTGGTGGTCGTGCAATGACCCGTTTTGAGGCAGCAGCACTTCTGAATGCTTGCCTTGACCGTGTAACTGAAGTTACTGATGAACTCAAGCGTCTTCAGTCAGAATTTGCTGCAGAACTCGCCGTTCTTCGTGGTCGTGTGGACAAACTGGAAGCACAAGTTACTACACTTGAAGCACAACAGTTTTCCACTACCACCAAACTGCGTGGTGAAGCAAACTTCGTGATTGGTAATGTTGATGATTACAAAACCAAAGGTGGTGATGTAAGCAATACTGCATTCAATTACGATCTTCGTCTGAACCTGGATACTTCATTCACTGGTAAAGATCTTCTCCGCACTCGTCTGCGTTCTGCTAACTTCAGCAGCAATCCTTTTGGTTCCAGTTCTTCACTGTTCAAACTGGATAAGGCAGACAACACTCAAGGAGATATGGGTAATACTGTAGTTATTGACCGTCTGTATTATTCATTCCCTGTGTTCAACAACAGCACCACTCTGACTGCTGGTGCTCTGGTTCGTAACACTGAAATGTCCTGGGTTCCTACTGCTTATAAGTCAAACATTCTTGACTTCTTCCAAGTTGCTGGTGCTCCTGGCGTTTATAACAAGGCAACTGGTTCTGGTTTCGGTGTTCAGTACGGTAAGAAAGGTCTGATTGCTGGTGTAAACTATGTTGCCCAAGATGGTAGCAATAGTGAAACTGGTGAATTCAACGAGTCTGGTGCTCTGAATACTCTTGCTCAGATTGGTTACCGTGGTGATAACTGGGGTGCTGCTTTCGGTTATCGTTATGGTACTGAAGGAACTCGTGTTCGTACCTACAACGGTCTGAATGGTGCTTCTGGTACTCTGGTTCCTGGTCAAACTTCCAACGGTTATGCTGTGAACGCATACTGGCAGCCTACTCAGTCTGGTTGGGTTCCTTCTATCTCTGGTGGTTATGGTTGGAATACTGTAAGTGGTACTGAAAGTGCTGCTACCGATAGTCAGTCTTGGTTCGCAGGTCTTCAGTGGGAAGATGTGTTTGTTGATGGTAACTCTGCTGGTGTTGCTATCGGACAGGCACCTACTGGTGAAGATCTGGAGAAAGCAACAATGCTTGAATTCTTCTACAAGTACCAAGTGTCTGATAACATCAGCATCACTCCTGCAATCTTCTATGCAAGCGACAACCAGCGTCTTGCTGATGATTCCTCTAACTGGGGTGGCGTGATTCAGACTATCTTCAAGTTCTGATAACACACTCATAACTTGAGTTAAAGCACTCTATTTTGGGGTGCTTTTTTATTAGGTAATGGAAACCTTAACCAAACCTTAGTGGACTTTAAGGTTTCCTTCCAGTATTATTACTTACGAAGTCAATTCACTTCTAAAAACTTTTTATGAAACTGAAACAAATTTTTGCTGTTGGTCTAGTTGCTGCTCCTGTCGCTGCTCTTGCTGGACCTACTATTAATGGTGCGGGTGCTACTTTCCCTGCTCCGATTTATCAACGATGGTTCCAAGATTATGCACGAACTACTGGGAATAGGATTAATTATCAGTCCGTTGGTTCTGGTGCTGGTGTTCGTCAATTCATTGCGGGTACAGTTAACTTCGGGGCAAGTGATGAACCAATCTCAGCAGCAGACGCCGCCAAAGTAAAGCGTGGTGTCGTTCAAATTCCTATGGTGGGTGGAACGATTGCTGTTGCTTACAACAAACCTGGTTGCACTCTGAAACTCACCCAGAAGCAAACTGTAGATATTTTTGCTGGACGCATTAAGGATTGGAAGGCACTTGGATGTGCTGCTGGACCTATTCGCACCGTATATCGTGCAGATGGTTCTGGAACTACTTATGCATTTACCAATTCTCTAGATGCTTTTGGTGGATGGAAAGCAGGTGTAGGTAAGTCTGTAAAGTGGCCCACTGGTATTGGTGCTAAAGGTAATGAAGGTGTTTCTGGTAGTATCCGACAAACTTCTGGATCTATTGGTTATGTAAATACTGGATTTGTAAAAGCAAACAAACTCCAAGCAGCAGCAATTCAAAATAAAGCAGGTAAGTTTGTTCTTCCTACTGCTGCTTCTGGTTCTGCTGCTCTGAATGGTATCAAACTGGATGCAAACCTTGCTGGTGAAAATCCAAATCCTGTTGGTGCAACTGCATATCCAATTTCAACTCTGACTTGGGTTCTTGCATATAAGACTGGTAATGGTGCTAATGCTGATGCTATTCGTAAAGCACTCAATTATGCTCTGAGTTCTAAGGCACAATCAATTGCCGATGACCTTGGATATGTTCCCCTGAGTGGTTCTATTCTTAATAGAGCACGACTTGCTGTGGGGCGTATCGGAAACTGATATAGATATGGGGGTTGACGAAACCCCCTTTTTGCCTTATAATAAGAAACGAGTTAGGAGGTTTATGTCTCTTATTTCCCAAAAAGACCGCGAAATGGTCATTGAGGCACTTGAGTATTATATTCAACGACTCAAAAAAGACAACTGTACAGAAGCATCTATATATGCTTATAATACACTTCTTCGTTGGATAGAACTAGAATATTTTAAGAATGAAAATTAATTTGTGGTTTTGTAAGGATATGAATCAGTGGCGTTGGACTTTGACCGATGACCACCGACCAATCATCAGACAAGAATCTGGACAAAGAGAAAATCTTCGTGATGCTATGAATGATGTAGCAAATACTGTAGAATACCTTCTAAGTCAATATTGACTTTTTAGGGCGAATAGCTCAGCGGTAGTAGCGTCTCTTTTACACGGAGGATGCCGGGGGTTCGAATCCCTCTTCGCCCACTTTATAAATACCTAAAAAACTGGTATAATGGAAAAATTATATAAGTTACTCTCTGATACTCAGGCAAGTCTTTTTGTTCTCTTTCAAAAGACTTGGGTTTATCATTGGAATGTAGTTGGTTCTGAGTTTTATCAATTTCATAAAGTTTTTGGCGAACAATATGAAACAATGTTTGAAGAAATTGACCGCCTCACCGAACATATGAGGTATTTGAAGATTAAACCAGTTAGCACTCTTACAAGAATTACTGAAGTTTCTCAAGTTGAAGAAGCAAATAGTTCTTTAGATGCAATGGGTATGGTTAATGATTTGATTAAATGTAATCAACAAATTGTATCTCTTCTAGGTCAAGTTGCCGAAGAAGCAGAAGTACAAAAATCTAGAGGCACTACAAATCTTGTTGATGATTTAAATGAGTCTCATGGAAAGTTTATTTGGATGTTAAGATCTTTTACTGAATGAATTACAATGGAAAATTTAAGAATCAGATGCCGCTCCTGTGGTAAGGAGATAGAAGGGCATCCTACGAAAACTGTGACTTGCGGTTGTTCAAATATGGCGACAATTCGCGGAGATAAGATTTCAGCAGTTGACTTATCTCAGATTGTTATGCTAAACTCTTATCATAATAAAACAAAATCTGGTGTTCTTACTAACGAAGACCTTGCCTTCCAGGAAGCAAGACGCCAACGTAAAGTAAGACGCCTAGATTTTGAAGTCCGTTGAGGACTTATTTGGAGAGATGACTGAGTGGTTTAAAGTGGACGCCTTGAAAGCGTTTGAGGTTAATAGCCTCCGGGGGTTCGAATCCCTCTCTCTCTGTTACAAATATTACAAAGTTTTAGATTTTCTTAATCTATATTTTTGTATCAACACAAACTTGACATAGTAGAAATACTCACTAGTATAACTAGTAGTATTCAACCTAAACCTTATGGATCAGCACACCTACGATAATTGGGTGAAGATCAAGGCAACATTTGAAGCCTCTGGGAACACCAATAATATGTTCTACAAGAGAGCAGTTGAAATTGTCAAAACCCGTAGAGATCCTCTTGCAAAGTTTCTTGGTGATGAAAAATGATGGAACCTTTTGATGATGATTATGTGACTCGTACAGAAGTGCAGGAGATGATCGATGCTGCAATACGACGACACAACCGTAATGCTTCTATCATTAGTATGTGCGTCGGTTGGGTGGTTCTTGCTTTATTTGCTGAGGGACTTTTGAGGTTGATAGGAGTTATTCCGCCCTTACTTCCGTTTCTTAAAATTACATTAAACTGATGGGGATGATTACAGAAGAAGATTTTCAAGAATTGCAACAAAGAGTTTTTCAACAAAAGATAGATGAGTTATTTGAAGAACCATCTACATATGAGGACGAAGAAGATGAGTAATACAATTATCAACGCAGTCATTATTTTTGGTCTCATAGCGGTTTTCTTAAATTGGGGACTTCACAATGCCTACCCACAATAAGAAATATCAATTCGCAATGTCTGCCTTTGTGAGAATGCATGGACACTCTATTACACATAACCACGATATCAAACAGTTCTGCATAGAATGGTCTGAGTGGGGTGTAAATGCCCCTGTAACGGGTTTAGATGAGGTAGACCAATACTTTTACTTTGAATATAAAAATTGGAGAGGAAGATGATTTTTCACATTGTAGAGACACTTGCGGCAAGCCCAGTCTGGATTGGTATTTGTGGAGGGGGCTTGATTATTCCGCCGATTATAGGTATAATGCTTATACACCGAACTAAATAACGGTGAAACGGGGTATCGCCTAACTTGGTCATGGCACCTGCTTTGGGAGCAGGAATAATTTCAGTTCAAATCTGAATACCCCGATGTCCAGTTTTCAATCTGGACCACTTGACTTAAAACCTCAAGCATTCTATAATATCTGAGTAAACAAAACAAACAAATGTCTCTGATTACAAAATTCAAGAAAGATGTTAGCACTCTTCGTCTTGCTGCTAACGGGGAAATCTACCTTGATGTAAAGAATCCGAAACTTTATAAAAAGGTTCGTCGCTTTTATGAAAATGAAGGTGTCGTATTTTCTGGTGACCCCCTTGACGATTATGAAATGTTGATTGATTATATCGCACAAGATCTTGAAACCGTTGAGGTCGCCTGATGAAAGTTATCAGGAAACCCACTGTGCTTCTTGAGCGTTTTCCTTACCGATACGTTCAAGTTGGTATTCTTGAAATTAATGGAAAACCTGACTATCGCATCCAAAAAGTAGATTCCTACACTGGTCGATATAGGGACATGTATCTTCTAGATAATGAAATGCAACTTATGACTGCTATGGAGGATCATGACTACACCTGCTGGTTAGATCCTGATAGAGTCCCTGCTTATGTGAAAGACGATGATGAAGACATGGAGAGTCTCTAAAAACCCTGGTCGGTGATGAAATCCCCCTTTTTCAAAAATACTGATGTTCTAAGATACATTGGTAATATTCTTCTTCTATCAGGATATTTTGTTCTGTTATGGGGAGATCCAAAAACTGGATTACTTGTAAAGTGTATTGGAAATCTTTTTGTAATTCCTTTTGCACTCAAGTATAAGTTTTGGGACATTCTTATATTATGTGCTTTTTATGGTGCGATTGAAGTTCCAAAACTAATCCAATTATCCTTTCCTAATTTGTTTGTAAATTAGGTGGTGGAGTCAAAAGACCCATTGAGTTTCCAATCTCTCTTCAAAGGATTGGTGGTGCGGATGGGGTTACCCCGCCTAGGATTTAGTTATTACCTAGTTAAAAAAAATAACTTGGCGTGCAT